CGGCATGGGCTAAGGCGCATGAGGCGGAGGCTAAGCGGGCCTCATATCACGCTAAGGCTAATGCGGAGCAAGCTCCAACGGGTTACACCTGGCAGACATACGCGGCGAGGTGTACGCGTGAGGCGTTCGACGTGCTTACCCGTGAGGCGTTGCCGGAGCTTGATCTAACCCCCGCGCCGATATCGGCGGAGGTTATACCGGTAAACGTCAATTCGTGGCGGGATCATTTATTAACATTGGAGGCCCAGGACGCGGCCCGGTTCGCGGCGGCGAGACAATGACGGGCGCGGAGGCGTTGGGGATTATGGGCGGGGCGATATGTCTCACGTTCCCATTGTGGGGTGTATGGCTTTTAGTCCGTTGGCTTGACGGTAGGCCGACACCGGAGCAACGTGTCGCGCATACTCGCGAGATAGTTCAACGTCGTCGAGATCAGATTACGCGGAGTAAGTGGCTATAAATAGTTAGGTATCCCGTTCCGCATTGGCGGCGGCCCGTTCGTGACGGGCGCGGGAGCTATCTCGGCAAGGTGTCGAGGTTACGTCTCTGGGAGGGGGCGACATTATGAGTGCAGATAATACTTTTACGCTATGGCGTAAGACTTGCGAAACATTATCGGGAGTACAAAATAGGTACACCGTAGACGGGGTGAGTTATATCTTTATTAAGGGTAAGGGCAACAACGACGACGCGATTACCGGCAAGGTGCTAAAGGTTACGGGTAGTTATGATGAGATTACCCAGGCGGTCAAGGTAGGTTCGTTCCGTATTGAACGTGACGGCGAGGTGTCGAAGTGGCCTGCGGGCTTGCGTCAGTTGGTTGAGGTGGCTGCATGATCCACGTTATGAACTACGACGAGTGGGCGGCTATCGGTCACGCTAACGGTTGGCTAGGTGTACGCCGCAACGACGGTGCTACTTCGGGAGGGGGTGCTAAAGCTATGACGGTTCGCGCCGGATCACAACGCGCCAAACTATTAGCCACCTACTTTGCGGAGCAGTATCTCACTGATGAGGAGGCAGGTCACGCAAGCGGCCTCGCGTTGCTCCCCAAGTGTTGCTATTGGAAGCGCTGTTCCGAGCTGCGCCAGGCTGGATATATAAAGCCGAACGGTAAGACACGTATCTCTAGTGCCGGTGTCGAGCAGCAAGTGTGCCATATCACGGCTGAGGGAATACAAGTACTGGCAGCGATCGCATGAGGTGGAGGCGGCTTGGCCGTCGTGTCTCGAAACGTGTCAAAGTGATCGCGCTCGAACGTGAGCGCAAGATACCTACAACACGCTACGTGGTTCGACGTGACCATGACGGGCGTACCTGGGCAGGGCCGTACCGTTGGCAGGGGATCACGTTCACGGAAGCGGAACGGTTCTGGTATCAGTTCACCACCGTCGAGAGCGCACACGCGGCGATCACCGGCAACGGGTTTGTTGGTGTGAGTGTCAGGCAGATAGTCTAAACAGAGGTAAGGCAACGATTAAACGCTTGCGGGTTACCTACCCGTGACCGTGTTGCCGCCATTGGGATCGCCTCCCTTCCCACCCCTGGGAGGTTGAGGCGGTCCCTTTTATTTTACGGGGATCATCTCCACAGGTTTATGTTTGTTGCCACACGTTGGGGGTTCTTTGACCGTGACGTGTGTAATCATGCGCTGTTGGCAGCGCGGACATGACCAGTGTTCACCCTTCGCCATGTTCAACCTTTGCAATATGTGAAGCAACCCACTTTGCAACCGGTGAGGCAACACCGTTACCGCATTGTTTATATCGGTGGGTGTCAGCTTGTTCTGTGCCGTCAGCCTTAAACCTGGTGTGGTCGTCAGGCCAACCCATGAGGCGTTCACATTCCAACGGGGTTAGTCGACGTACAGCCATCGGTGGTTCAATGGGTTGTGCAACCATCGGCGTATTGTTTCCTCCAGTCCCCATAAATGCTTGAAGTGTGCCGATTGTTTTATCAAATATCCGTGGCCCGACACGACGGTCATCATCAAAAACGATTGAATCGTGTGCAACATCGTAAGCAACAGCGTGGATGTCTGTTTTAGTAAGCGTAAACATCGGGTCGCCTTCTTCCGTGTGTCCTTTGCCTGCTGGGCCGTTCTCAGGTTGACGACCGATAACATTCCCTTGTATGCCATACGCTACGGCTTGCGCCCCTGTTTGATCTAACGTGTATGACGGTTCCCCATCGGAAGCAACACCGAAACCGTTCTGATGTTTCTCGATCTCTCGACCATCCTGTATCGGGTATGCCACCGGTGGTGATTGCTGGCTTGATTTTAACGTTGGTGCGACATCTTCGGTGACGTTTGCATTAGAGCCGAACTGTGTATCAAATGCTAGATACGGTTCAACAATACATTTGTTTTCGTTCACGTATTGAGTGCTAATCATTTTTGCATCTGAGGTATTGAGTGAACCAACAATGTCGGAACCGAGTATCCCACCCTCGGTTACAAGATGACCGCAGTTCACGTCCTGATTCACGACGGTTGACTTGTGGTAGATGCTTGCTCCGATGGCGTTGACGATTGCACCATCGCCTCCAATGCCTTCTGTAAGCGTAAGGGCAGCACTTTGCTTCTTCGGTTTGCCCTTCTTAGTATCCCCTCGCAAGCTTTCGGTGACAGGTAATAACGGGTCGGGACATCGCTCGGCTGCTGCAGAATCAAAGCAAGAGATGAGGAACACGCGCCTGCGTCGTTGGGGAATTCCGAAGTGCTGCGCGTCCAACAAAGCGTATTCTTGGAGACACGCCCCTGCTTTAGCCATTTCATTGATGACTGTTGCAAAATCTCGTCCATTGTTGGAGGACAAGGCTCCTGCGACGTTCTCCCAGACTGTCCATCGGGGAAAAGTTCCATTGGTTGCATCTCTCATCTCCTTTATTATTCTTACGGCTTCGTGAAATAGTCCTGATCGTTCGCCTTCTAAGCCTGCTCGTTTACCAGCAACGCTCAGGTCTTGGCATGGGCTGCCGAAAATGATGCAGTCCACTGGTGGGATTTCTGCACCGTTGACATCGGAAACATCCAACCATTTCGGTACATCGGGCCAATGTTTGTTAAGGATTTGCTGACAGTTCTTATCCCATTCGACTTGGAACTTGCAGTCCCATCCTGCTTGTTCAAAGCCCATGTCAAACCCGCCGACACCCGCAAACAAACTTCCAAAAGTTAACGCCATTAGAAACTCCTACATTCACATAACTTGACATATCGTGTCTTTACTGAGTCGTTGTCGAAATCGGGATCGGTATAAACAAAGCCGGTGCTGTCACATTGGTCGCAACCCACCTCAGCGTGACGCACACCCATCACCTTGTTGAACATTGACTTGATCTCAAACTGGTTAGGGAAATGACCCAATGATTCAGACATCTTCAACACTTGTTTCGCATCTTCTTCGGTTGCGTCAAGCATCAGTTCGTCTTTAGTCCAACCGTTCTTCACCGTATTGCGGGCGATGTTTGTTGTTGGGTACATACCGCACAGACGGTCAATCATTAACTCGATTAGTGCTGGTGTCATGAGTTCTCATCCATGAAGCAGCCGCACGTACCCCAATCGTCTTTGTCAAACATGGTTGGTTGATCCTCCAGACGTTCTCTAAACCTGCGTAAAGTCAATGGTGTTGTTTTGCCCTGCTTGGTTTCCTTCAACATGGCAACATCCTTTTTCAAATACTCCCTAGTTGCTTCTTCCTCGTTCTCCCATTCAAGGAAACGTCCCCTGTTCCAGTCAAGCAACATCTTCCATGCCGCTTGCCCACCGCGCACACACGCCCCGCCACAGTTAGCGTGACTGAAGCCAACTGAATACAAACGTGGCGGTTCAATGCCGGAGTCTCGATACTTTTGTAGCAACGCGGACTTCTCGATGTATGGTTCGCGCATTAGCGGCGAGTCGATGGTGTACGGCTCCCACAATGGGGCAGCTCTCTCGTGCCGGTGTGGTTCTGTCCAATCAAATCCTAAATAGATAATTGAATCATCAGGTTCGCAGTTGTGCTTGATCCACTTGTCTAGTGCCTGGCGTTTCAGTATCTTGGAACATACGGCCATTCTGTCGTTTGGTACACACCGTTGGTCGCGGCCCACCTGCATTGGGGTACGCCCATCACGTATAACAATCCATTCCCAACGTGGTGAAAGTTTTGCCACAACTTCGTGAGCGAAACGCCAGTTATCTTCGTCCTCAACCATCGTGTCCGCTGTTAATAGCACCAGCCTGTCGTCAGTGGCGGCCAAGTCCTGAACTCTAAAAGCAACCTCGGCAGACCCAATGCCAGTCGAGAACTGCACACAATGCAGCACTAAAGTTCCACGCCTTGCGCGATATGTGTACGCAGCCTGGAGATAACTGACTCCGCCTGCTTTAGTGTCACTCGACAAGCCTCTAGTTCTGTGTGAAGTGAATCAGATGCGTCTTTGAATCTGTCTCGCTCCTCGCGCAACAGTTCGTTCGCCGTTTGCATCGCATCAACACGATCCTTGTATTGCTCTAACTCAAACTCTATTGGTGTTTCTATACTCACGGCGTAGCCCTCTCCTCTGTAATGGTGTTGTTCCTGCCCAGATACCTGACTTTATATTGTTTTGCACCGCAAAGTCAAGACATTCTTTTTGTACTTTGCAACCACCACAAACCAGTCGTGCCTGGGCAAGCTTCATAATGTTGATTGATTTTTCTTCCTCGTCCAAGAAGAACAGGCTTGGGCCTGCTCCTCGACACGCTGCTTCTTCCACGAAAGCAAACTGTTTGTTGACCAGGCTGTAATAATCTTCTGCTGCCGACATTTCTTCTCCCTCGTTGTCGTCTTGATATTCGTCTATAAATTCCAATGCCTTAGCCCGCCGTTCCTGTATAAGTATCGGGCTACCGCAAGGTTGCACCGTACATTAAACAGTACCGACAAGTCGCCTCTTTGTGAAGCACATTCTTTTGCTGTGACCGTGACCCAACTGGAGTTGATCTGAAGCAATCCTCGGTCTTGGGTTTTATTTTTATTTAGAGTGCGGTTGTGGGAAAGGGGTGAGCAGCGGCTTTCGCGCCATGAAATAAACGAAAACGTTTCGACGGGTAGACCGAACGCTGCGAACTCATCTTCCCATTGGGGGCAACGCTTCGATTTATCTGCCGGAACACCCTCTGGAACCACCTCAACAGGCAGTACCAGAACCTTGTCAGACGCACGGAGAGCCTCTGAGAGAGGCGATCCTGACGAGTTGGCAGGGTTGGCAGGGGCTTCAGCAGCATGAGCCATACTGCCGAAGGTAATCGTCCCTACTAGAGCAACGGCAAATAGCCGTACAAGTGATCTCATCGGTCCTCCAAGTTTAGCAAATGTTACGGATTGCTTACGAATAAAGGGTGTCACCCTACACAACACCGAACACGAATGTGTGTAGGGACAACCACGCCAAACACTAACTCAATGTGGCCCCCTCAATGTGATCGTTACGCTTACAGCAGAGAAACCAACTCTGCAAACTCATCTAACGTCATCAACACGATACCGTCACTACTACCATCAGGCATAGCAATCATCGCGAAAGGTCGTATGTCACCCAACGATTTCGATGCTTCAGATTGTAAACGAGCCTGGTGGAAACGTGTAGCGATTGGACCCACCTGCGCACCGGCTTTAACTTCGACGCGGAACAACCCGCCCCAATGTTCTTCATGGCGAGAGCCTGCATTACCTGTCGCACTAAGACCCAACTTCTTCCGAGCGCGTCGAGCTTTGCTATCACCTTTAGTTCGTGAGCGTTTTCCGCGAGCAACAGGGTCGTTACATCCTTTGACCCGTCGCTTACCGTCACGAGCTTCACGTCCCAAAGTTCCAAACTTGGGGCATCCGTCAACCGTGCATTTGTCTTTGTTGCCTTCACAGTAATCCTTCCTGTTCTGTTCCAATGTCAAAATCCACCTCCAGACGGTTCAGATATTTTGGATTGGTGTAACTGCTGATTTCAGTAATAGCCAAATCAATGAAGTGTTGAATGTTGCAAACAACATCTTCATCAAACCAGTAGTTTTCGGCTAGTTCACGGCAAGCAATTTCTGAAAGTTCGCGGTAGAAGTCACGGTCAGCGACTATGTGTGCAATCTCTTTATGAAAAGCCCAAAAGGATTGATTCAATAAATCGTTCTTTTTCTTGGCCATGATTACGCCTTCAGGATCGTGATGAGTTCAGATATCTCTGACTTGGTTAGGGCTTCCAACGATTCGATGACACGACCTGTTGAGTCTGATGCCATAGATAGTTGCTCCGCTTTAGTTGCGATGCCCTTACCTGATGCCAAAGCCCTGAACATACCGATCTGTTTCGTTGTTGCCGGTGCGCCAGGTTCCTTGATCTGTGGTGTGCCGTTGGCAGGATGGTTGGCTTTGGATTCTGCTACCACTTCTTCAGCAGAGAACATATTGATTACCGCTGCTACTGCTTCTTGGGTGGTGTTAAACGCAGGGTTGAAGTCATCCATGATCTCTGGTGGAAGTTCATCTTCTTGCGCTACATCTTCTTCAGCGAATGATGCGGCCAACTCTTTTGCTTTGGCGAACGCTTCACGCAACGCTGGCATCTGCGATTCTTTCAGGTCTGCTAGGTCAATCTTTGCTGACTTGGCGATCTGCTCATGGTTTAGCCCTGCCGCTTTGCAAGCGTCAACGAAACGTTTGATGTTGTCCATCGACACCAACGGATCGCTTGGCTTGGCTGGTTCAACCTTTGCTACTGGTGCAGGCTTAGGTGCAGAGGTGGTCGGTGTGTGCGATACATCGTCCCACTCTTGCTTAGTCCACAACGACAGGCAAACACCGAAGCGCATACTGGCGTTACGAATGAAGTCCGAGATCAACTCTTTGAGTAGGTCAGGCTTGTTGTGCATGACCGAACCGATACCCAAACGACGTACACCGAGAATGGTGAGCCAGCCTGCCATGTGTGCCATGCCGTTCTCAACACGGTAAGCCGGTAGACCGTTCACATCAAACGCGGTTGGTTCCCATGTCCACTCAGGGTCAATCTCGATAAGCATTTTGGTTACGTCTGCGTGACCTACGAAGTCAAGTTGCATCCCACCCTTGGGGAGTTTGCCTACGATCTTCGGATCAGGTACGCCATACTTGCTGATGATTTCTTCTAGTTTCATTACTTTGCTCCCTTAGCAATAATCCGCATAGTGCGGAAGGTTGATGTTTTCTTGAACTTGTCTGCCAATGCAGGATGCTCTGCCTCAAACTTCTTAGTATCAAATGAGGTGCGTGAACTGTTCTTCCACGATACGACCTGGGTTCCGTCAATCGCGCCATACTCTGCGTCCTGTAACAGCATCGCCAACTCACCCTTAATGAGTTCCTCAACTGCTTCAGCCTGCTTCTTCTGCTCACGTGCTTGTGCTAATCGTTCTAGACTCGCATACACCTCATGGCCGAGTACGACTGTGTTTCCATAACCTTCGGGGTAGAGCGTACTGGCGTTGTCATAGGTGGGATCAGCTATGTCAGGCATCATGCCCATGTCGATGAACCCCAAGAATTTGCGGGCTGCCTCAATGTGGATTTGTTTCTCGTCGCTAGTTACGGTTTGTGTATGGAATTGAAGTTGCAGGTCGCTGTCAAAAACAATCCAATGGATTTCGTGACTACCAGTACATATCGCTTGTTGAACTCCTTGCCAGTACCAGGTTCGGGAAAGCTCTCCCGTCCAACGCTTGTTATATGTTTTGAGTTCATAAAACTTGCCGGAGAGTGAACGACCATCCATTGTGGACATGAGGCGTACACCGTTTTCTTCGTAGCAGTACATCTCTGATGGTTCGGTGATGGTTTCGTTGAGGATTTCTCCTGCCCAACCCATGAGTGGGGCTTCAAGGATTGTGCCTCGACGCATCGCATCGTTTTGTTCTGTTGGCACAGGGGGTGTTGCTGCCAATAGTTCTACCGCTAGGTCAGCTGGTGTGGTGTATTTGTGTTCACCATGAATTGCTGCGGCTACTGATGCGGTGATTCGTTTCTCACCTTTTTCGTTTGCCCAACGTAGGTTCAGCCAGTCTTGGCTGCCGTGTGTTGGCTTGGGTATGGTGTGTAGATTCTGCATTGTTCCTCCTATGGTTGTGCAGTTGTATTTGTAATCTAGGGGTGTGACATGGTTAATGTCAAGTCAATCGCTTTCATTTCTCGTACCATCGCCACGGGGATATGTATAGCGTGGATGCCTTCTTCTTCGCAAATGGTTTGCCATAAGGTGATGTGCTTTTCTTTTGACCCTGGTTCACCTACGGGGATCAGGAACCCTATCGTGTCTACGAGACATTCCCCGTCGTCCTCGTATTCGTCCATGTTCAGCCAGCCTGGTTCCGACAGGTGGGTGTCAGCCCATTGGATGTAAACAACGGTTCTATTCGTCAAAGTCATCGGGTTTTTCTCCACAGTCAGGGGATCGGGGGATCACCCCACGATATACGCATAGGCATAAACGTGCGTCTGTCATAGGACTTCCAGATCAGACCAGTTCCGTTTGTCATGGCGACCCACCAGCAAGGTAAGGGTTCCTGGAGTGGACCAAATACCTTTAGAGTCAGCGAACCATTTTGACCCACCGTCCATTGACGGGCATTGGATACGGGTGTATGCACCATGATCGGTGACTTGCAGGTGATGTTTGTGTGCGGTGATCCACAGGTCAGGTTCGCGTCCTTCTTCACGCAGAATCATTATCGACTGCGCGTTAAGCCAATCGTTTTCTTTGCCGGTGATCTTGTGACCGTGAGCGAACGCAACCTTCACATCGGATAGCACTTTGGTTGTGACCATCTCATCGTGTGGGATTGTCCATTCAAGGTTTGGTATCTGATGATCCAAGATTCGGAACAACATATCCATCAGGAACCCTCCAGCGTTATCTGAATCTGAGGTAACAGACTTGCCGTTGCGTCGCATCCATTCGCCGTGGTTGCAAAGTGTGCCAATGATTTCCATGACATCAACCATTGACGCAAGGGTGGTTATCGCTTTGCTGAACAGGTCTGCACCAAGTAGTAACTGTTCGCGCTGTGTCAGTTCAACAGTAAACAACTGGCTTGCATAGTTGCCGTCGCATCCTTCAAACGGATCACCCATGTTCACAAGTGCAGCACTCTCAATGTTTCTACCTTTACGGCGAAGATCATGGAGTTGTTGAACTGTTTTCTCCAATGATTCCAGCACCCGTTCAACGGTTGCCTCGACACCACCGCCAGCAGATTTACCAAGCTGAAGGTCAGCCCAGTTCACTACGAACGTGGATGGTGGTTCCTCTGAAGGTTTAGGTACAGCCCGTTTCGGTTGTTTCCAGTTACCTACACGTTTGCGTAACGCCTCAATATCTTCATCAGGTAACACCCGTGAAACTCTGCGACGGAACCTCGCACGATACGAGTACAGCCATGCAACATCTCGATCACCGTTCTCTAAACGCTTAGAGGTTTGCCACTTAGACATTCGTACTGTGTCGTCAACAACTTCAAACACCGCAGGGTCCAAACCGAAACCAACCAGCACAGAAGTCCAGTCAGTTGTGATTGGTGTAGGTAGCACACCGGTAGAGATTTCTCCACCATCAGGTGTGATCTCTGCCCATGCACGTTCGTTCTCAGATGGTTGGGATTGCTCCTCTATTTCATCTTTTAATGACATGAGCGAATTCCCCTCGACGATACTTGCTAATTGAATGGGTATCTAAGTGTATTCCACGTTTCTCTAATACTCTGCTGATTGCTGGTGCAGAGATTGTGTGATCGTCTAACGCTTCGACAAGTTCTTTGCGATCTGTTTCATCCATTCCTTCAAGTACACGCTGGATTCGTGGGACACGGCCAGACGGGATAGCTTCTTCAGATCGTATTTCATTTAACAGACTTTGCTTTACGGGCTTGTTCAACTGTTGCTCCCTCTATGAGTTTGTTTATCTTTTCGATAACTTCCCATAGTGCGTCAGCTTTATCCCTCCCAGGATTAGATTTCAGGAGACAGTCACGCACCAAAGTTAACTCAACGGTAGTTAATCCTTTTGCCATTTGCAAGCACCTTTCTACGGGTGCTTCAGACTAGTGGTGTTCTATGTGATCCGTCAAACGATCAGAAACTTTGTCCAACTTTTCTTCGGTGCGGTCTTGGGCGCGTCGCATTAAACGCAACATGGCCATAACGGTGTCATGGTCCTTATGGTTTTCGGCTTTGAAACGCTGAATGAGTACGGTTAGCAGACCAAAAGCACCAGTAACAGAAGCAGCAAGTATGAGAGCGATGCCAGAATCCACATTAAGCCGCCTTACCTACGAAACGAATATGCCAGGGTTCGATTTGCAACTCCCAAGACCAACCTAATGCTGGTGCTTCAGCCAACAGGAACTCCAGCCCTGACCTCTTACAGCCTTTAGGTTTCGTTGAGATGGTCACAACTTTGCCGTTCGTTTTGATAGCAGCGTCAATGGCCAAGCCCCATCCGTGGTTGCTCGTACCTGGTGTAGCGCAGGGCGCACCCAAATGTAGATACCATTTCTCGCCGTTATACATTCGGATCACTTGAATGTTTTTCTTGGCATCAGGAAACGGTTTCATCCGTGACATAAACAGGGCAACCTGTTGGGCATACGGTCGGTAGTCGCCAACATGAACTAAATCTAAACCTTCTTTGGCTGCAAGTTCCCGAAGCTCACGCCATGATTCTGCTGCGAGATGATACATCTTGCCGGAGGGGGCGATTGGGCGAAGCAAAGATGCAGGAAGTTTCCCGTTCTCGCAGCCTTTCAGGTCTTTAGGCAACACCAACTTTTTGATTGGCAGTTTGGTGAGTGATGCTTTCCGTCGTAAAGCCATTATTCAGGGATTTCGGTGAACAATGCTTCGTCGGTTTTCTTGTTCTCGGCACGTTGAGCGAACTCACCCAAGCCTAAAGCCGACAAAACGAAGGCGATTGCTGGCTCGACAGGGACACCTGGAACCACGACGGAAACCACTAGGGCGACGAAAGATGAGACGAAGGCTGCGACGCGCACAGGGTTGTTGTATGTGAACTCTTTAATTTTCTGCATATTGAATCCTTTGTCTCGGTACGCAGAAAGTGTACCAAAAGGGTTTACCCCTGTGCTGATTGCAGGTTGGGGTTTGCGTCGCTTAGAACGGCTCCTGATGGTGTCTCAGGGGCTTCTACGGGGGTAGTCTCAGGGCATGATTCAACTGTTATGGATATTTATTCAGGAAGCGGGACTGCTGTGGTGGTCGCCTGTGTTGCTGTGCTTTTGGTGTTTCTCCCGATTGTTTGAGGCTTACCAAGAGCAAAGGTATCGGCAGATATTGTCCGAGATATTCGATGGGGTGAATTAGTTAAGTTCCCCACGGAAACTGTTGTCAAGGTTTCTTGAACTGTCGTGATAGTCGGGTTGGTGGCAGGGGCAGTCGCTAACAGGACAGTAGTAATACAGGTCGTCGTCTGTGGTGTGAATCAGGTTATAGATACCCATACAAGTTCAGTGGATTGCGCGAAAACTATGCGACAGTAAATGAACCTGATGAGGTCCACTTGTAAACCGTGTACGAACCAGTCGTGCTTGTGGTAGGGCTTCCAGTTGTTGCGGTAATGACAGATGTTTCTGCTGTCAAAATCTTTAGGTAAGCAACACCGATGCCACCATTACCACCTGCGAATGGGTTGGATGCACCACCACCCACACCTGCATCACCCGTGTTCGCTGCACCAGAAGCACCAGCACTAGCAGAGTTTGTGTTTCCACCTCTACCGAAAGTTAGCGATGTGCCTGTGAACGATGTGGTGTATCCACCAGTCCAACTGTTGTCGTTAGTGGTTGTGCCAGTTGTGCCGTTTGATGTTGAGCCCGTTCCACCCGTTCCAGCAGTAGCAGGGTTTGTGCAAAGCGAACCAGCACCACCATTGGCGGTAACAACTGTTGCAGACAACGGGTTGGTGACGCTTGAAGTTCCACCGTTAGTTCCGTTTGCACTAGCACCCGAACCATCTTGATTGCCACCTAAACCTTGCGCGCCGATAGTGACCGTGTATGTTCCCGTGATTGCCGTAACTGGTGAAGATGTAATACTGATGCCACCACCACCACCACCAGCAGAGTTAGCAAGATTCCCTGCCTGTTGAAACCCACCTGCTCCACCACCACCGGAACCGACGACCATTAAATCCAGTCCGATACCGCCACCGCCCACTCCAGCAAGCATTTGCATAACTATGCCGCCGTGTTACCGAGCAGAACCCACTCGTCAGTACCAATCTTTACCAAAGTTGCAGTCGAATACTGACCATTCAGTTTCAACTTAGAACCCTGCGAACGCAACGTCACACCAGCACCACCAACAGTTACCTGACCAGCACCCAACTGCAACAAGTTCACTTGGTCGCCAATATCAAACGCCACAGAAGCGTTGGTAGGCACAGTCAAAGAAATTGCGGAAGCGTTTGACAATGTCACCAACTTATGTGCGTCAGTCAACACAAGCGTGTAAGTCGTACCAGTCTGAGCGTTCAACGTCAAGTTGTCCAACTCTGCTGAACCAATAGCGCGATCAGCCATCTTCGCCTGGGTCACAGCACTATCAGCAATCTTGCCCGTGGTCACATTCAAGTCAACAATCTTTGCTGTCTCAACAGAATCAGTAGCCAACTTCGCGGCAGTCACGTTCGCGTTCAAAATCTTTGCAGTAGTAACAGAATCCGAAGCCAAACCAGCAGCAGGAACCTGCTTCCAAGCAACACCATTCGCCGCAGAAGAATCAGCCAACAACGCAAAATCATTCGTACCAACAGCCAAACGGTTCAAAGCCGAACCAGTAGTAACCAACAAGTCACCCTTAGTTGTCAGCTTCGCTACAAGTTCGTTCGCCTCATCCGCATCATTAGCAGTAAACACCGGATAAACCGTCGCACCCGCAGAATGGCTACTTGCACTCGTATCATCCTGACCCCTAGTAAGAGTAAGAGTCGAACCCGAAATAGTTGCACTGCACTTCTCCTCAGTTGAAGTACCTGGATCAAGAACAATATAGAACGGGACAGCACCAGTAGACGGCCAACCCGTTGTGGCAGCCAAAGAACAAGTGGTGTCGGTGGAGTTGATAGCAGCGGTAATGGTGGTCGCTGCGGCTGCACCTACATATTGTCTACGAGTAAAGGCTGGCATACTGTCCTATCTTACACTTCTCATAATGACCACACAGGTTCCGTTCCAGTCCCATGTGTTGTGGTTGTTTGCTGAGTCTACTGGTTGCCAACGGACATCTTCCACGATCACCGAATAGGTGCTGGCGTTTTCCTGATAGGTGATAACACGCGGGTTTTCCACCAGGTCACGGAGGTATTCCAGTTCTATGTCAACATCAATGAAGTATTCAAATCCTCGGATGTTTAGTTTGTGGTGCAGTAGCAGGGGAACAGAAAAGATTTGTGAACGTAACGGTGCAGCATAGGCTCGACCTAACCAGCGGGTAACTACGGGGCCAGTTGTAGCGTCTGTGGTTGAACGGGTCATGGTGAGGCGGGCTTCAGCTTCAAACACTTTTGTTTCAAACCCGTCAAACGTGGACTCCAAAGAGTTGACTACGGTTTGTGTGCCGACTGTTTGGAAACTACCAGAGTCAGCAGCAACAGCAATAGCAACAGTTCCGTTCAATGGTTCGGTACGCAAATCCCATTTAGGAATGAACTTTGTGTCCGGTACACCCCAACGGTAGATACCTGAGTCCAAATATCCTGAAGCAACTTTGTTTGTTGAATGTTGACGGTATGCGCCCAAACCTGAAACAGTGAACACTGGTTTGTTTTCAAACTCATGGATATCAACAATCGTACCTTGACCTGTGACCATCAAATCTGATGCGTATGCAGGTTGGTTGACGCTGACCTGGGTGGAGATGTCTAGCCTGCCGATACCTGTTGAGGTGTCGTCGTAGTTTGTCCACCCAAAATATAGGTATTGTCCGATAGCAGAAAAGGCGTTAACCGAGGTTCCTATCTCGATCAGTGGACCAACGACAAGGTTGCCGTCGCTGTCCGACGAGCAGAACCGCAACCCTGTCGTTAACCCAATAACCACGAAACCGAGGTACGCATCGATTGTAGTCACAATTTCACCCATTGGCAACTCAGCTGCCACAGTAGGGATATCTAATGCTGTGCCGTCAGGTTTGATGGCAGTCTTGTAGACCAACGACTTGTTACCCGCATGACCTGCACAGTAAATTGCGTTTTGCCCACCAGCAAAACCAACCCATTCAAAGTTGGTGTTCGGATGAGTGAACAATGCCGACGGGTTGTTCGCTGACGAACCTGGGGTAGTGGTGATGTTCCAAATCTTTCGCTTATCAACACCCTGACCAGCGACCATCAAACGGCCATGAACATAATCCAACACGCCAGCCTCAATGCCGGTGATGTAGTTAGACGCAGCAGAAGTACCAGCGTTAGTTTGATCTATGTCTCCGTCAGCGTAAGAGAAGAACACGTTGTAACCATCTGAGGTGATGCTGTAAAGGTTTGACGCATTGGTTCCTGTGACTGTCGTGAAGGTTGACCAGTCTGTTGTGTACCGAACTGTTTGTGCTTCCGTACCATAAATCCTGTCGCTAGCCGTAGCCATATACAGGTTGGTGTTAGCAGAAGCATAAGCCTGTGCTGTGTCAGGGAGCAACGACAGTTCGCCACGGGTCCACACGTCAACACCTTTGCTTGAACGGAAACGGTACGCCTCAGCGTCAGCGGTATCCGAATACTTTTGCCCAGCCCCATAATGCCAAGATGACTGCGACCTACGCCACAAACCTTGCGGGTTGATAGCTGACTCACCAGGCTCAGCAGATTGGTCAACCGAGTCACGAACACGGGCATCAAACTGTCGACCAAAAGCATTTGACTTCGTATCAATCATGTACGGTCTGCCGTTAACAGCAACAGGATAAAGATACGGAACAACCTGTGTTGAACCTGTACCAGAATAAAAGGCTGGTGTTCCCCTGAACGGGAAACTGTTTTTCGTGATCGTTACAGCCACGACTACACCCTAATAGTCAACGGGTATTGTCTCGCAAGTTTCGCTGCTTCAGCGATGATACGGTCACGACGCAAACGCAAAATGTTACTAAACGAGTCACGCATAGCCCCAGGTGGAACCTCATCCGAACGACGAGTATCACCTTGCGACTCAATGAAGTTGCGTTTGATTTCACGGGTGGACAACATACGGGACATCACACCCATCTCCAAAATATCTTCCATCGTCACAGGAATGTTGGCTACAGATTGCAAACTATCTGACACGCTTGACACACGGCTGAATGGGGCTTTATATCGCACACGCAAAGTTCCAGACATCACCATTTCATCAAACACGATGGCATACCCTGACGGGAAATCTGAGGTAGGTAGGTCGCGTTGTAGTCGGGAGCGACGGATAACAGGATAATCTGTGTTCAAATATCGCAAACGGACATCTAGCAGGTCAATGACTGATGTTGCACCAGTTAAGTTAACTTGGCGGTCAGCACCGTTATAGTTGACATCTGCTGAGATAACACGGAACAGGCCGTTCAACGGGCTGGACATATCATCAATGTCTTGGTTTAACGCTTCCAACATTTGTGCTTTAGGGAACCGTGGGTTTAACACCACTATTGCCCCTGTTGCGTGTGATACTGCTGTAGTGCCACCGTAGCCACGTTCAACGATCAACGTTTTGTTACCGCTAGTTGCTTCCCAAACATAAATAAGTTCTGAGTCAACCTCAAAAACTGTGCCAGCGCGAAGCCCTGCCAACTCATAGGACATAACAAACGTCGTGTCATCAGAGTCAACGGATGACGCTAACTTGTTTCGTTCCTCGATGGTTCCCGAAAGAAGTTGGCGTGACACCCGATCGAGGAGCGCACCAGCGGTAGACATTTACTTCTTTTTCTTAGCCTTCTTCATAGGCTTGTCCATTTTCTTAGCCATCTTCTTGGCATCAGCTTTGCCCTTAGCGGTGTAAGGGAACTCCATCTTTCCGACCTTTGGCATAACACAACCTTTCGTTAGTTAGAAAGACAGATTACCACGCCTCAACAATCCCACTTCCGTAAAGCCAAAGCCTTACGAGTAGGGCGACCCTTGCTGTCTTTCAACGGACCTGGTGACCCGCCCATCCTTGCACAAAACGATTTACGTCGAGCCGCTGCTTTCGGTGACTTCTTAGCCTGTGATGCAGATACAGGTGGTTTCAGGTTCATGCCTTGCTTCTTGGCTGATGCACGACCTTTAGCGTTCAAACCACCAGCAGGGTTCTTGCCTTCCTTGCGTTGCCATGCAGGGGTCTTAGCCATTATTTCTTCTTTGCTGCCTTCATGTTGTCAATCAGGTTCGGGTATGGGCGACCAGCTTTCTTTGCTGATGCTTTAGCCGAAGCCTTCTTCTTAGGGGACAACTTCTTGGATTTCTTCTTAGGGTTTGGTCGATCCCAAACAGGCTTGCTCAGATTGTTCACACCAAAACTCCTGAATCCTTTAACACGTCACGTACATTCAACACTACACGGTGCTTGACACCTGGGGCTAGATCAACACGGTGGCGACCAATGTCTGCCTGCACCCTACGCTTCACCTCTATTTCACAGGTTGGTTCCAACGGAATCCATTTCCCTGACACCCGTCTACCAGTCGGTTTAACGGCCTGTAACAGTTGGTTCGCTGCGGTATCCCAATTGAACGCTGACACCTCACCAGCGTGAACCTCAGCTTGCTCACGATATCTGTCACGGTTCTTATACATATCTTGGATCGCATCCAATATCGCATCAAATTCAGGTTCATCCCAATCCCCCATGTTCTGCCATGTTCCCTCATTCGTTGCCACAGAGTAGGTGGGGATACGGTGGGTGGCTAGGTCAGAGAACTCTCGATGCCCGTGAGCGTCAGACAAGATAACTGGTACACCAGCAGAGATTGCTTGTAATGGCATCAGTCCGAAACCTTCGCCACGGGACACCGAAATGAAACAGTCTGCTGATCGCACCAGGTCTGCCTCGGCTTCAACGGTCATCCACTTGTTGTGTACCACCACGTTCGGGTATGTCAGGTTGTCCGGTGCTGATAGGTATGGGGGAACGATTTTGATGTGTAGTTCTGCGTCGGGGAGTTTGAGTTGTAGGAAAGCTTTGAGTACTACGTCCAAGCCTTTGCGATACCACTCTGATCCACCGCACAAGATTTTGAACTTGTTGTTTTGTGGTCGTTCTTTCGGATGCCATACTTCACGGTCTACCCCTAAAGGGATTACACGCACGTTGTCATGGAACTGTGAGAACAACTCCCAGTTATGTAGTGATGGGACCATCACGGTGTCAAAGAGGTGTAGGTATTCGGAGAACTCTGGTGGCAACCAGTTTGTTTCCCACATGGTGAGCAGCGCAGGGTTCTGTCCTTCAGTCCAACCTTTAATCAGGTTTGGTCTAAGAGCAAACACGACCCGTTCAGCATCATCACAGAGTTCTACTTTGGTTGATAAAGCGTCCCGTAAACCTGCAACCATTTTGCCGTACCCGACATGAGGTAGGTTCACTCCGACAAGGTTCAGGTAGTTGGAAGTATTCCCGTTTCGACTTGCCATTTTTCTTCTGCTCGTTTCTCAACCTTTGCTGAACCGTCAATTTTGCGAGGCTGTACCCCGTTTTGACGTAAACGCTTGTATGCGTCTAGGTCCTTGTCTAGCACACGGTCTTTGTCGTTGATGGTTGCGACGCGAGCTTTACCGCCACGCGATGGCATGGCATCTGCGCCGATACCGACGTAAGCGATTTTGCAACCGAAACATCCCTCGACATCTAAACCCGGATGGGTTTCTTGATGTTTAATCATTTTTCAAACAGGTAGTTGATTAGCCAGTCGCAAGCACCTTTGCGTGGTTTACGCTTCCAGCGAAGCAAGTTCATTTTGGTGAACGTTGATTGCTGCTTCAAGTGTGGTGAGTGCGTTTTCTGCTGAGGTTACGCCTGCTTCGTCGTTTAACTGTTCGCAGGTTTGTTTGTTCAGTTCGTGTTGCCATGCTTCTGCTGCGAACTGTGAGATGCGTTGGTTGAGTATGTTTTGTTTTTGCTCTACGGTGAGTAGTGCGGTGTAGTCGATTGCCATGATTTTTCCTTTGTTTGGTTTATGCTGCTCCGAGGGTAGTTATCGTACCTGAAGAACCGCGATATTTGAGTGCCCCTGATTCTACATACAGGATGCCTCCTGAGGCGATGTTGGCTGAGGGTGCTGTGCCGTTGCCCATGTGGATGGCTTTGTCGGCTGAGGTGGCGATTGCGGTGGTTCCTACGCAGAGGTTGCCTGCTAGGTGGTTGGCTGCTGTGCCACCCATATACAGGTTCCAACGGTTTGTTCCTGCGGCGAGGTTACTGTTAAAAGCGTAGTTGTTTGTTGCGCCAGTAAGTTGTGATGTTACGGTAAAACCGTATTGGTTGGTGATGGTTGAACCAGCCCCAGGGGTCGATACCCCACCAACAATAAAGTGGTTGAGGGTGGTCAGCGTAAACGATGCGGCTGTTGTTTGTATGCCAGATGTAAACGCATCAGCACGAGTAGTTACATCTGATTGAACTGTTCCAAAGTTAGCCACACCGTAGGCGGTTGTTGCTCCAGTAATTGTTTTTCCAACATTAAGACTGACATCTGTTCCTGCTGTAGGGATTCCAATGTTTCCAGCGGAGTTGACTCGCATCAACACGGTTCCTGCTGAGTTCTGCCATTGTTGCAAATCAGCTGTTTGTGACGCTGCACCTCTAACCAATAATGCGACATCGGAGGCTGTGGTGTTATCAATACGTGCCATCGCGCCAGACGTAAGTGTTACACCAACACCAAGACGACCAGCCAAATAGTTCGCTGCCGTACCATCCATGTGCAAGTTGAAACGTCCTGTACCTGAAGCAAGGGTACTTCTGAAAGCATAGTTGTTGGTTGCGCCAGTTAAATTTCCTGTTACACGGAACCCGTGTTGGTTGGTGATGGTTGAACCAGAACCAGGTGTTGCAATTCCTGACACATGAAAATGATTTATGTTTGTAAGAGTAAATGCTGACGCTGAAGTAGTGATGAAACTAATAAATCCCATAGCATCAGAAGTTACGTCCGACTGAACTGCACCGCTGCTAACTACACCATAAGCAGTTGTTCCACCAGTAATTGTTTTGGAAACGTAAAGACCCGTATCTGTGCTTACTGTAGGAATTCCAATGTTTCCAGCAGAGTTAATACGCATACGCTCCGTCAAAGAACCAGCAGAGTTAGCGGTGAAAAATGCTAAACGACCAGGGACAACACCAGTAGAGATAGTGCCTTCAGCCTCACCAACAATTGAAGCACCAGCAACAAAGTTTGTTCCGTCAGAACCAACAAACTGAAGGCTTCCTAAACGGTCAGAAGCAGAAACAGCCGACTGTGTGCCAACCGTACCCGACCTTGACTTACCTAAGTAATATGACGGACCGTTAATGTCAGCCGAATATCTTGCAACAAGAGCCGAAGCAGCCGCAGCACTAGCACCCAAAACCTGAACAGGTGATGTGATACCAGAAGCACTTGTCACCGAAGTTCCAGAACCAACAATCAGGCTTCCTGCCGAGTTTACAACAACGAGTGATGTGCCAGCCGAGTTCTCGATATCCAACAACAAACCTGTTTGTGACGCTGCACCCTTAACCACGAACGCAACATCGGCTGCTGTAGTGTTCGTAATTTGTGCCATCGAACCTGTGGTGAGTTGTACGCCAACACCAAGACGACCAGCCATATAGTTGCCTGCTGTACCATCCATGTAAAGGTTCCAACGGTTTGTTCCAGAAGCAATTGACCCTCGGAAACCGTAGTTGTTTGTTGCACCAGTCAAACTACTAGGGGCTAAATAACCAGTTTGGGTTGTAATCGTTGAACCAGCACCAGGTGTCGAAACACCAAAAATGTGATAATGGTAAAGTTGGCTTAAAGTAAACGCTTGGGCTGCTGTATTGATGTTACTGGTGTATCCGATACCCCAACTAGTTACATCGGACTGGATTGTTTGAGCAGCATATGTGCCGTAACCTATTGTTGCACCCGTCATTGGTTTCTGAATAAGTAAATTGATTGCAGAACCAGGGTTAAAACCAATACCAACATTTCCGTCTGCGTTCACAATAAACTGTGTTGAGTCAGGGTTAGCAGAATCCTCAACCACCAACGCATGACCCGTACCAGTCTGCGTAATACGCAACAACGCTGCCGTAGTAGAACCAGAAATAATCTGATTAGTAGTAAACGTGTTCGCATTAGCCGCAACAACATCACCCGAACCATTACCAGCCGCACCCTGAGGACCCTGCGGAATAACAAAATTCAAAATCGCAGAAGTCGAAGTACCACTATTCGTTACCTCAACAGCAGTACCAGCAGCACCAGTAGTAACAGTCCCAACCGTCAACGAACCAGTATCACCCTTAGGCAAAACAAAATTGAACAACGCATCCGTCGTATTACCAACATTCGTAACCTCAGCCGAAGTGCCAGTAACAACCGTCCCAACATTTATTGTTGCAGCCTGACCACGAGGACCCTCAGCACCAGTCGCACCAGTCGCACCAGTAGCCCCATTAGAACCAGCAGTACCAGCAGGACCAGTCAACCCGCGAGGAATAGCAAAATTGAAAACAGCCGCAGACGAAGAACCACTATTCGTTATCGCAACATCAGAACCAGGCAAACCAGTCGTAACCGAACCAAGCGTTACAGAAGCAGCCGCACCAGCAGAACCAGTCGCACCCGTAGCCCCTGTAGCACCAGTTGCGCCTGTAGCCCCTGTAGCACCCGTAGCACCAGTAGCACCAATAGTTGTCCACCCTGTTGACTTATACACCTGGAACTCGCCCGTATCCTTCAAATACGTGACCATACCCTCAGTAACCGTGAACGCCCCAGCCGAACCAAAATAAGTATTACGAGCTGAATCCGAATCAAACGTACCAACAACCTGCGACGCAAGATAATCATTCATCTCTGAAACTTCAACAGTTTCCGCCGTGAACTTCTTAAACTGTGGCATTACACTCCCAAAACAGCATCAGACCCTAAGGTACTTGAATAAGACGAACCAACCTCAAACACACCAGCCGACACACTATAACCAGCAGCAACCAGCGCATCAGCCTCAACATCAGTCACATAATTACTGTGACCACCAAAAAACACTCGACTCACCGTAGACATATCACGTGGCTGAACCTCAACAAAAGAACCATCAAGCAACCGGTACACATTCTTCCCACGCAACGTCGGAGCATAAAAACGCCACAAACGCCACTCAATCCCACGCTTCAACGCATCACCATAAACAACAGCATTTTCTGTTGGAGGAACAAACGTTGGCATGAAACAGATACTACCAAATACAAAAGTGGGGCAGCCGAGCGAGGGGACTCGACCACCCCACATCTTGTGGAGGGTTAAACGAACCTAACTAATTAGGCTGCGTTTGCACCAATGCTGGATGACGACTCAATGCGACGCAACGAAGCTTCGCGGAAACGGCCATAGCCGCCGAGCCAATACCAACCGATTGGATTGAAACGCATCAACGAGTCAACCACTGGACCGCGAACGATCTTCGGTACAACACCATTTCCGTCAATCTGGCTGTAAGCCTTAGCCAACGCCTGACGACCCATGATGTGTGTGCAATACACGTCAATCGTTCCAGTTGTGCTGGTTCCGTTTGATGCGTTGGTGAACACCTTGGCGCGAGGGGTTTCAATGAATCGTACTGACTCAAAGGTTCCGATCTCACCGTTGTAGATGTTTGATGTGTCAACCGCTACGTGAGGTGCGTTCCATGATGCGTTGCCGGTTTCACGACGAAGGTCGTATGACACGTCAGGATGGATGTAACCCATGTAGTAACCGTTGAAGGTTGCAACGTTTGCAGCACGTAGAGCAGCAGTCTGCTTACGGATGTCGTTGGCTTCAATGATGTCCTCGGCCTGAACCGTTACACGGCTTGAAGGATCAGATGATCCACCGCCACCGTATGCAACGTTGGTTCCACCAGCAAGAACTTCACGAACAACTTGGTCCATTGAGTCACCAGCGTTGTAACCGATAAGGTTCGCTGCTGCTGCATCAACATCCAAGAACGCTGTTCCACGGAGCTTCGCGGTTGTCTGAATTGTGTTGCCGTACTCAGCAAGAGAAACAGTTACCTGACTGTCGCCCATTGTTTCAGGGGTGAGGTCAGTTGTTTCGCTGAGGGTTGAAGTCGCTGCTGCAAGTTCGCTGAAGATCGTGAAGATCACAGCCGAACCTGGCATTGACTGGTTGGTTGCTTGAACGTCAGCTGCCTGATCGAACAGCATCTCTGATCGAAGGGCGAAATACGCCAAACGATCATAAGCAGACTGGTCAACGGACAACGAACTGGCTTGGGTAATTGCCATTTCTTTATTCCTTTAGGGGTAGCCCCAAAGAATGTGAATCCTAAGGGGAGTGATTAGTACTGTTCTGCTTCGGCTCGCGCCTGGGCCAGTAGTTGCATCACTTCGTCCGTGGATTTTGCATTAGCAATACGTTGAGCGTAATCAACAGGAGGTTCGCTCGTCTGTCCAGCTTTCGCTGCCTGAGCCACACGATTCCATGATTGCTGTTCAGCAACCACTTCCTTGTTCTGACTAGGTATGAGACTTGCTTCTTCTGCTGCTTGTCGAATCGCCTCCGGTGATAGATCACCGTCGTAGCCTTTAACGAAATACTTGTACTTCGGATCGTTGGGGTCTACGCCCGCTTTCACGAAGTTAAGTTCTCGTCGGGCTGCCTCTGCTCCTGCTGCCTGCTCACGTAAAGCCTTATTTTCGGCTTCAAGTTTCCGCAAGTGCGCTCGCACAGGGTCCTTCGATTGCTGCTGGTCTTGAACTGCATCATCCTCAAACTCGTAGTTTGCATCTGACATGACCCACTCCTTCTGCCCACATTCGGCTGGAGGTTCCCGAATGGCTGCAAGTCTCACCCCTTTTGCACATTGAAATCGGGGGCTTTCCAATGGTGTCCGTTACCGAACAGTCCTAGTATACACACACTTCACCTGACAGTGTCAAGTATGCTATTGCGCTTTACCTACCGAAGTAGAAATGGAGCCTGATGTTTCACCAGTTGTCCGAGCAAATGATCCGCCACCAGCGAACTCACCAGTACGCAAACGACGTCTACGCTCCAACTCTTGTTGCGCGGCGACATCAATCCCGAACGCCGCACCAGCCAACTGTTCACCCGATAATGCAGTCTCACCAGCGAAAGTCTGTTTTAGTTCGCCTAACCCGCCGACTTCAGCGAACCCTGCGCGAGCCTGCTGTTCAGTAATACCTCGTCGGGCCAAGTCCTCAGCAAACGCACCTGACAGCTGAATACCACCCTGCTCTAGTCCACGGGCTGCGATATTGGCGGCCTGTGCCTGGCGGGTGAGTAGTGGGGCTGTGCGCTGTGGGTCAAGGAAGTATGCGGCTAACTGTCCTTCGGATACCCCGTACAGGTTCCTCATCTGTTCTTTAACTGCTGGGTCAGCGTCAGCGACAGCACGATAACCCTGCTGAACACGCTCATTCAGTTCAGAGTTAGAAACATCACCTTCAATGAGAGATTGGAAGTCGTCTGGCTGGTCATAGAAGTTTGCTGGCAAACCGTTTGATCGCAAGGTTTCACGGAACTGGTTTTCCAAACCGATGTATTCGGCAGGACTCAGTTCGGACAAACCAGCCTTCAGTCGAGCAGCGTTACCGGCAAACCGTTTCTTATATGTCGGCTGTTCACGGATAGCAAAAATGATTGCGTCAGGATTGTTGAGGTTGACGGTTTCCTTAGCGATAATCTCGGTGTAAACGAAATCGGACAAATCACCCAAACCGTAGGTCGCAAGAACGTTAGCCATCGTTACACGGGCATCCTGCTTACGTTGTTTAGTTTGTATATCAAACTGTTCTTGCTGGAAATCATATTGTTGCTGTTGAAAAGCAAGTTCGCGTTTTGCGATAGCCTCATTAGATTCTCGATCCAAACGGGCAATACGTTCTTCTGCGGTTTCGGGTGGAGTAACAACACCAGTCCCACCAACAGGGCTTGCACCTGGGGTTTGTGGCAAATTAGCGATGCGCTCCTGAATACCAAAAATGTCACTCATCAGCTCACCTTTCCAAATGCTTTAGCCAAACTCAAACCAATATCCGTAGCCTGCTGATTAGCCGTTTTCGTATACTGCCAACCAAAAGTCGGATCAGACTTAACCGTAGAAATCCAATCAGACAAAGACAACTGACCCGATTCTTTCGTACCAAACGCCTTCAAGTATGGACCAGAGAACATATCAATCTCATCCTCAGAACGCTCCAACAACTGTGCTGCATAACGACGATAGTTCCCACCAATATCTTCCAACGTCAAACCAGCATCAATCTGATCTGCGATCTGTGGCATCGCACCCTTCACATACTTCTGCAAACGTTGACGCAAACCTTCCTCAGTCAGCACTTGACCAGTAGATGCTTCGGGTGTTCCAGTAAGGATTGATTGAACCTGGCTGTCGGTGACATTAAAGTTATATGCTTTGCCAAGTTGCTTAATACGGTCAGCGTCAACGCCACTCAACGCTCGACCAGTCTGCGCCTGTGGCGAACCAGCCTTAAACACCACGTTGTAAACAGCCTGCTTCTCACCCAAACCAGTAAGACCAGTACGGGCGACGGTGGCTGCAACCTGGTTCAAAGTATCTTCAGTCAAACCAATGTCGCCATAGGTGTTGGCGATACGGGACTTTGTCTGTGTGATTAGGTTCTGTTTATCTGCGTCAATGAGTTGGTCAAAGTTTTTGGTTGCAGAAATCGTGGTCTGCCAGTAGTTCGTTCCACGGATTTCCTGTTGGATTCGCTCTAAACCTGCTGACGTGTTCAGGTCGTAAACGCCTTTAGGGTCGGAAACCTTAATCATCAAATCAATCAGGTCTTTACCGAAATATGTTTCAGCGTTAGCAGCCAACCAGTCATCAGAGTATGACGGGAAAAACTTTTGTAAAGCATCAACCCAGTTCTGTTGAGTCACGGCAGGGGTCTTGGCTTTGCCTTTTGCTGTGACAGTTGTGCCGGTAGGGGTTGTCGTGACTTTGGGTGTCGTTGTTGCAGGGACATTGGTTTGAGTTCCAGTAGTCGCCGTAGAAGCAGTCGTACCCTTGACAGCGGTTGGGACTTTTGCTCCAGTTGGTGCTGGTGCTTCGGGAGCAAGAACACGAACCTCATTCGCCCCAACAGCAATAGCCTGTGCGCCACCATTGATCGCATCAACGACCGACTGATACTCGGCAACCTTATTTACATACGCACTATATTCATCAGCCGTTATCTGACCACTAGAAAACCTAGAAACTTGTGCGCGTTGAGTTGACTGAGCAGTTTTCAGCAAAGTTTTTGCTCGCGCCAAAGCAGTACGAGTAGCCCGCTTTTCACGATCAGTAACAATCTTTGCTTCTTTAGCAGTCTGGGCAGATTTGCCTTCACGTTCCTGTGCAACTTTTAGGCTTGACTGGATTAACGGGATAACCGTTTCATTCAAACCAGTCAGGTCATACTTCATTCCCTTATAGGTGTAAGAAGTCTGACCAGCAGCGCGAGCAGAAACAGCCTTATCTAATTCTTTTTTTATTTGTTCAGATGATTCCATTACGCAGTCCTTAACATATCGTTAAACAAATCGGCAACCTGAGCGAAACGGTAAGCCTGCTGCTCACCAGTCGCAGCACCAGACACCACATCCTCGCTAATCATCGACAAACCACCAGACTCACCAGCCGCAGATTTCTGTTGAACCTGAGCAATCAACGATTCAACCTCAGCGTCCGTAAACTTACGACCTAAAGCCTCAACAGCTCGCTCATCCAAAGACTTACGAATCTCCTTCTTAGATGGCCCACGGGAACCCGAACCCGAAGCAGGGAACTCCTGACGAACAAAGTTCAACGAAGTTTTCCAGTTATACCCGTACTCGTTACTGGTATTCAACAACTCTTTCATCGCATCCACATCAGCAGGGTCAAAACCTGTTGTCGAAGGTTTGCTCTTACCACGATAAAACCTGCGTTGATACAACTCTGTTTGCAAAGCAATACGATCTGCGGTAGCCAGTTTTGCCAACTCTGCATACGCCTCTTTAGGCGCATCATACGGTTTGCGTTCAATCTGACCACGCTCGTTTACAAGGTTGTTCCCGTAATATAGCAACTTGGACATCGCACCCGACTGGACAGGCGACCCACCACCAGTCCTTGTACGTGTCCCCATGCCACCCTCTTGAACATATTGGAACGCACCAGGTTCAGCTTGCTGATATGCCTGAAACTGTGCCGATGGAGGTGACGTGATTTCGCGTGGAGTGCCAGCAGTACTGGCCATGCCAGGTCCCGCGCCAACAGCAGCATCTATTTCCTGCTTGATTGGGTCTTCACTCATTTGTCTACCTCAGATGATAGTTCGCGATCCCAAATTCTTGCGAAATCAGGGTTCTGTTGGATTAGTGCTTGACCAATACTAACAAGGTAGTCACGGAGGGGTTCTGCTTTCTTCGCAGTATCAAAACCACCCTCTGCGCCACCAGCCGAAACATACTGTTGAACTGCTTTGTCTCGATAATCCAAATAGGTTGCAATAGATTTAGCAACCCCGTTGTTTTCCAACTGTGGCAACTGAATCATGGTTCGCAGTTCAGACATCTTTGACTCAAACTCGCCAACAGTAAACACAGGTGTTACAGGGAAACCTGCATAACGCTTGTTAATTTCCTTGCGGATATTACCCAACCACGCACGTTGCTCTGATGTTGGGTATGCGCCGACCTGTGTCCGGTATGAACGGTAGATCGCTGAACCCATACGGTATTGAGCCTGCTTGATGATGTCCACATCGGATAGTCGTTCACGGCGACCCTTGCGAAGTTGGCGATCCCAAACCTCAAACGAGAAGTCATCGCCACCTGGAGCCAAGAACCCTGCGACGCTAGGGAACTGTTCCAACAGATTTTCGTTATCACGTTCCCAATCACCGAACTGTTCAGAAGCTTCCAAACCACCAGCCACAGACTTGCTCTTGGACGACAAATACAGCACAGCGTCATCACCGAACAGTTTGATGAACTCGGATACAGCTGTGTCATAGTTGTTGTTCTGCAAACGGTAGAACTCTTGAACCATCGCAGACGCATACACATCACCCGACTTGGTTTTCACCACATATTCAAGAGATGGGGCGGTAGGGCCGACGAACTGTGCGAATCCTCGCAACGCTGTCAACACCTTCGCTTTGGATTTAGCGTCAGCCATCAGGTTCGCTTTGGACTGCTCATCATCTAGGTCATAGTCACCCGAAGCCGACAATGCCCGCAAAGTGTCCACATAGGTGTTGGCGTAAATGGACTCCAACTTTGATGGGTCGTCACGCAAAGCAGACTTGATCTTGCCTGCCCATGAAGGCATCGCGTTGAATGATCCTCGACCATACGGCAACAAAATGCCAACAACATCATCAAACTTCGGTGAGTCAGGGATCAGCTCTGACGCTGCGATCTGCCCTACTGGACCAAGTGACGGGATTACCTGCAAACCTAGCGACAGACGCTTCACACCGCCTTGTAACGGGGCTTCAACACCTGTTAGCAGTTTGGTCAGTTCCCCTGAGAATGGGAAGTTAAACACGTTCTCACCAGTTGTCGGGTCTTTATAGAAGAACCCTTGCCCGTCGTTGTCGGGGTCAAAGTTTTCTGCACCTGAATAAATAAGTTGTGCTTTACGGATACGGGTTGGGTCCTCAGCAAGCAGACGCAGGTATGTTCCTGTTACTTCACGGTAGGCAACACCAAACGGGATGAGGATACGCATAATATCTTCAAGGTTGTTACGGCTTGAAGCGTTATAGAGGGCTTCCTTAGTGCTGTTCAGAGCAATCAACTGGGCGAAGTCGTCCAACTCCTCGATTGTCCCTTCACCAGTAGCACTATCAGCAAGTTTCTTAATACGAGCATAAGTCTTTTTGCCACCCACATAGTTCTCAACAGATATGCCATTTCGTTCAGCAGAAGTAGCCATATACTTCAACAGTTTTTCTGCCTCCGATTTGGATAGCAAATCAACATTCTTGGAAACCTGCTCATAGTAGAACTGCCTGAATACAGGTGACTTCTCAAAAGTCTGTGATGCTTTACCGTACACACCAACAAAGAACCAGTCCGTGAAACGATCTAATGCTTTAGCCGCTGCACCAGAATCAGGAACACCGATACCACGCTGAGCGATCTTCACCGTTCCAGGCAACTGACGCAACGTTTTATCAGCCTCTAAAACATCATTACGAGACTTGACAAACTCTGCGAACTCTGCTCGACCTTCAGGGGTATCAATAATGTCATTCTTAGACACACGACGAATAGTGAGGCTCAGGTTATCTGCTTCATCAAATTCAGGGATTATCGCAGATTTTGTACCGGTAATGTTTTTAGCGTCAGTTACTAAATAAATGATTTCATTTCCATCAGCGTCAATACCTGCACGGAATATCGTTCCGCGACCGATGTCTTTAGGTCCATCTAAAATTTCTTTTGGGTTAATGCTGTTTGCGTCAATGGACTGTGTTGGTCCGAACGGAACACGGCGATGACCAATGGCAAGTTTGAGGTCAGGGTCGCCACCAGTTTTCAATTCAACACGGCTACCAGCGAGTTTTTCAATCCAAGCTTTCAGCACATTGTCGTTAACTTCTTTAACTTTCAATGTGCGCTGGATGCCATTGTTATCAACAATCGTTACACCAGTCTTTAGGTATCGTTCAAATTGGCGTAAATACTCTTGACCTTTAGGTGTACCACGTAGGTAGTCAATAATTTCGTTGATTGGCACACCCTTGGCCCAAGCGTTCATCACACCGTCTTTGGAGATTTGTGCGTATTCCTCACCCAATCCACGAAACCAGTTGTCACGGTTTGCCTGCTTTGTAACCAGTTCGTATGCGCCGTTCTTTACAGCGTGAGCATGGATAGCCAACGGGTCCTCTAAGTTGCGCTTCAAGCCATCTGTCATCACCTCAACGAATCGGTCGGTGTTATCACCAGAAGAAATGTCATCAACAGCAGACTTGATAATCTCATCAAAGTTTCTGCCAGTAATAGTTTCTGGGGCTTTGCGAGCCATAACCCACTGCATATAACGGATCGGATGGTTAAAGAAACCATCTTTACCGATAGTCGCAATACGAACCTGTGCATCAACCATGTTACGCATGATGTAACCACCAGTAGCAAGCGTGATTGGTTTCCAAATCTTGTTCTGCATATATTCCGAGTAAGCAATAGCAGCGCGTTGATCTCCACTCTTACGGGTTAAAGCACGTTTCATCATTCTGTTACCTGAAATACGTCGAATCTCACGAACATCAGGCAGGATTTTTGTTCTGTCCATCAGTTCAAGAACCGAACCAGGTCCATTAAGTTTCATTGAACGCAGGTAAGCGGGATCAATGTCAGAAAAATCAGTCAAATCTGCTTGACCAGAATCAAGTAGTGCAGCAACAAAGCCACCATCTTCAGGTCGTCCAGCAGCATTAACAAAATATGCCCTAGTTTCCTCGCCAGCCTGCTTAACTTTCGCAAACAAATTGATGATTTGTTCCTCTGAAGCACCTTCTCGCTTTAACAACATCTTCACTGTCTCATCAAAAACTTCGTCAACCTTTTTAATATCTGAGGCTGCACCAGATTCGTAGGCATCAAGAACCTTGTTTAGTAAAGTCCGACCTTCAACTGTTTGGCTAAATGCAACACCAGCCTTGCCAGTACCAATCGTGTCTAATAAACGACCATAGTTCAATACCGATTTAGCGTTATCTGCATCCGTTCCAGCAATAGCAACCTGTTCAGGCATGGTGGTAAACAACCTGTTATTCCTGAAAGAGTTATACAACGGAACACGTTGCTTGATATATGTCCCACGCATCGCACCAGGCAACTGTCGAATGTCTGTTGGCAACAGGTTCGGGTTTGCTTCATCCAAACGATTAGTGACATCCACAATCACACTTAACACTTCGTTTTCGCTTTTAGCAGCAGCCAATCGCTTTGCTGTGGTGATGTCTATTTTGCCATTGAATGTTTCACTGAAAATGCGGTGAGCATCGTTATTCGCTGGATCGCCAAGATTGGATACCAGTCGTCGAGCGCGAGTATCGGTCTGCCAAAACTTTAGAAACTTAGAACCATTAACAGCCAAAGATTCGGCATCAGTCAAACCAGCATCGGCGCGAGCAGTTGCCTTCAAAAGTTTCTGTATTGCCGACAACTCATCTGCTGAACGAACACCCTGAATCGCCGCGTTTGCTGTTTTAAGTTCTGCCAAAGAACCAAAACCCTTAGAAACTGCATAACCCTTCCCGCCGACAACAGTTACGTCTGTGCCTAAAGTAACAACTGCGTCAAGCAAACCTGATGCGATGTTATATCCCTTTGAACCTGGAGTAAACACCAAACTTGCTGCACCACGCCCAATAGTCCATGCCGAACCGTTAATCGTTCCACGAACACGACGCGCACGTTCAGCCTGTTTTTCGGCTGCTTTACCACCAAGAAAGAAACCTTCACCGGCTTGCTCAGAGTCAGACAACATTGTTCCCAAAGAAGTTGACTGGAACCAGCCATCAAAACCAGCAGGATCATTGGGACTAAAAATTTGTGAAGCAACGTTTGGTGCAAGGTCCTTAATAGTGTCTAATGCTGCGAACGACCAGCGTGTAGTTTCTTTGATCTTGTCAAAAACATTTCGCTCAAAGAAACCCTTATCGTCAGATTTGTTCGGGTCCAGTAACGCAGGCACACGTTTCGCTTGTGCTTGTGAAGCCAACTCAACAGCCTGTGGTGAAGCATTACCTTTAGCCAAAGCCAACACCTGTCCTGGGGTCATCCACGGAGACTGACTGTAAATTTGTCCTACACGCGAAGCAATCTCAGGTGTAGCACCAGCCTTGTATCGGGTGTTCGCTGCTTCGTTAGCCTGATATTGGTCAAAAAACTTTTGCTCACTTAGAGCATCAAACCAGCCTTGTGTCATTACAAACCATCACGGCTACCAGCAAGTTTTTCAATCCAAGCTTTCAGCACATTGTCGTTAACTTCTTTAACTTTCAAGGTGCGCTGGATGCCATTGTTATCAACAATCGTTACACCAGTCTTTAGGTATCGTTCAAATTGGCGTAAATACTCTTGACCTTTAGGTGTACCACGTAGGTAGTCAATAATTTCGTTGATTG